CATCTCGGCAATTTCTTGACCGTCCTCTGGGGACATAGTCAGAAGGAATGTCCTATGGTTTAATGGCTCATACTCTTCGTTCATTTTCCCTTAGCCTCCGACCATGAGTTTGCTGAATGACAGGATACCTTCAATGGGATACCAGCGATAACTCGGTCTTGACCCATGGCTTGAACCATTACTTTTTGTGCTTCTTCTATATTTTCATTTGGAACTGCTACCACTAATTCGTCATGCACCTGTACCAGTATCTTGGCATTGAAAGGTTTCAATGCTTCGTGGACATCAATCATAGCAATTTTGCAGATATCAGCCGCTGAACCTTGAACAATAGCATTGATTGCTTGGCGTTCTGCTCGTGCTCGTAGACCTTCATCACGACTTGTAAGTTCAGGTAGCCGACGACGACGACCCGACAAAGTACTCACATACCCGCGCTGTATTGCTTTTACTATTTCAGTATTCTTCCACGCAGATATTCCACTAAATTGTTTGTAATAGTTATTAATTACTTCTCTTGCTCTTTTTTCAGTAATACCTGTAGTACGAGCAAGTTTCTGTGCACCACCACCGTACGCTGTCAGGAAGTTAACTCCCTTACCTAACTGTCGTTCTTCGGAAGTTACATCTGCGACTGGTTTGTTTAAGACAAGGGCGGCAGCGCCAGCGTGGATGTCCTGCTCCTCAAGGAAGAACTTACTCATATTCTTATCCTTAGAAAACATACACATAACCCTTAGTTCAATCTGATCATAGTCAGCCACAAGCAAGGTATGACCGGCTGGTGCTACGAACAAACTCCGGATGCTGGAGTCTCTTGGAATGTTTTGAAGATTGGGGTTACTGGAAGATAGGCGACCAGTTGCAGTTCTGTGGAGATGGTATGAGGGGTGGAGGCTATTGTTGACCAACTTCAAAAGGAGACTCTCAACATAGGTTGACTTCATCTTCTTTACTTCTTGCCACTCTAGGATTAAGGGAATAAGTGGGTGAGCATTTTCAATGAAGCGCAATGCCTCTTCGTCAACAGAGGACGCACCCTTGGCAGTTTGTTTATGGGACTTTAAACCAAGACCACCATCTGCCTTGCTTTTAAATAAGAACTCTTGCTTGCTCTTGTTGCTATCGGGGTTGAACCCTAAGGGAGTGAACTGAGACATTTCATTTAAGAGATCGCGCATGCGACCGTCTAGTTCCCTACCGAGAACGACCATGGCGCTTTTCTTGACAGGAATGCCAATATCTTCCATGTCCATAATGACACGGAGTACGACCATATCCTGATCAAGGGCGTTCCGTAGACCTTCTTTATTCTTGATCTTGTTCCACAGTCGCTTGTATAGCATCCATGTCCAGCGAGCATCTAGGTGCACATACTTAGTAGCCGACGAGAATGCCACGGTATTGATGATCTTGCCAAGTTTGCCCTCTTTGTAATAGGCATCATGACCGTCATAGTTGTGTGCGATTAAATCCGTCAGGCTGTAGCCACGAAGGTTCTCATTTACGATGTGTTGCATGAGCATCGTGTCCATGAATCCTGACAAAGGCAACTCAACATTTAAGTACTTGCGAATTGAGCGAGCGTCAAACTTGACATTATGACCCACCTTGATGATATTTGGGTCAGCAAATAAAGGTTCTAAGGCTTTAAAAACATCAGAACGAGATAACTGTTCGGGTGGTGCACTGAACACAGCGGGGATACGGTAACGAATCTTTGCCTCAGATTCCGTTCCATCCTTTTTTAGTTTGCGGTAGCCAGTAGGGGGGACGGTTGAACCGTCACCAACCTCTTCGGGAACAAGAATTTCACCGCACAGATGACCCATTGGTATAGCCCAGGAATGACCATCAGTGGCTATACCAATCCAAAAGACTTCGTTACGCAAGGGGTCAAGGGCGATGATACCTCGCCACTTTTCCATCAGTCGTTCTTGCGTGGCTTCCCTAACCGCTGGGGAAGTAGTCACCATGTCGGCTAAGTGCTGTTTGAGTTCAGTGTTAAATGCATTCATAGCGTCTGCATGACGCTCAACTATTCCGCGTGTTTCCACATCAAATGCAAAAGCGCCTACGCTTTGTATGATCTTAACGATCTCATGGATTTCTTCAATCGTAGAAACAACAAGGGGAGGGGTTGTTAGACCCCTCCCCTCGCTACGAGTACTTACGCTCATGCGTCTTCGGATGAAATTGCGAGTAATTCTTTACGACTGGGGATCGGGATGATCTCCTCAGTATAAGCACTCCGAAGAAACTTGCCTAAGTCGTCATCGCCCAAGTCCTGAACGCCCCATTCCTCTTCAAGGTCACGAGCCTTTACCAATTGATGGTTGGTAGCGGTGGTCGCGCCCTTGCCTGAGCGTGAAACTGCCCAGTAGTGCTTGGGGAGTGGTCCTTGGCGAGGATCATCATTGAAATTCTTTAACTGGTCAATGACGCGTGAGCCAACTTCGTATGAACGAAGTACGGGGTCTTCACCTTGAGTCAACAGGACCACATTGAATGCAAACTTGTTGCTGGGCTTGTTACCTGATTCGCACAGTGGGCACCCACGATCATCAATATTGGCGATGCAAGTAAATGACTTCTGACCAGTGCGCTCCATCCAGTGTTGGCGATAGGCGGCGTATGGTGCGGCTTCAAGGAACTTAATAACAATTGGTTCTTCAGCAATCTTGAGGCGCTGTGCGTATGACGAGTCAGTGACACTTGACTTCAACTGGGAGACACCTTCCCAACCACCGCGAATTACTTTGCGGGGTGCTTCTGCAACTTTAGTTGCTTTACGCACAGGGGCATCATCTTCGTCATCGTCCTCAATGGCTCGTGACTTTCTTGGGGCTTCGTAGGCGACTTCGTCTTTTTCAAAAGCGTCGTCGTCATCATCGTATCTCGGCATGGTGTTTTCTTTCTCGTGTGTGTTTGTGTTTGTTGGTTACCTGTCGGGCGCCTATTGGCGACCGATAAGTTCTTGGTGACCGAGCATATCTTGCGATTTGCTGTTCGGCGCGTTTTTCTTAAGAATATCCCAAGTCACTTGGGCCAATTAGTTATTGCATAATGCCTAAAGTCATTCCAGTGCTTGGAGTTTCTGTCGTCCAAGTTGAAGCGCTTTATACAGTCGTTCAGGAATTCTACTTGCTTGCGAGTATACAGGCGACGACCCTTGGGCACTTTGTTCGGTAATTGTGACTTCCGAGGTGCGGATGTCCTGTAGTTGGTTTTTGGTATCCAACCTTGATGCTCCCACATTCTTAATGTACTTGCTGATCGGTTAATTGCTTTTCCTGCTTCACCAATTGTAAACATTTCTATATCTATGCCATTAATGCGGTAATTCTTAGATCGCGCACCATTGATGGTATTTATTGCAATTGGTTTGTTTTTACCTCTATTTTTAGGTGGACGAGAACCAGGCCAGTCGGGCAATCCTCCCATTAATTCAATTGGGTCAATCCCCATTGTTATTCCTCGTAACTAATAATACCGTCAGACAAGTTATCGCACCATGCGACTATCCGTTCTTGTTCATCTAATGAAACACCAGTTTCAGAATCACATAATGCATTTGCTAAGTCTTCAGTTGGACATACGGAGATTACTCGTAAAAGACTGACAATGGCATCCATGGTTAGGATGAACTCGGAGTCTCCTTTGTAGGTTTTTTGGTTGTCGTTATGAACGGTACGGCGCCACCAGTGTGTCGGGAACACAGAGGTGGACCGTTTGTTGGGATCATCGTCTCCAGTAGAGAGCCACATTTCGGACATTCCCATCTCCCGGGAGGCACTTGATCGGTTGTTGACTTAGACATGACTGCCTCCCTTTGTTTTAAGGTTATCATGTATTACTTTTTAGGTTCAATGACTTTAAAAGCCCATGATTCCTTCTCGGAGTACAGTTCCTGGATTTCTGACTGCATTTCGGGGTGTTCCCAAGCCACTGTGGCGAGGGCATCTTCATCCAACATCTGAACGGTAACGGATATCTGATCCCACAGGTCATTCTTTTCAGCCCATTCACGGGCTGACTCATGATTCAAAGAAACTGAGACGCGACGCTCGCGCTTTAATTGAATACCACCCTTGGTCTCAATCCATTTGCTCCCCTTATGGTCGGCATACCCATCAGTGTCAACTAGCGCCGACAACTCTTTTTTCAATTCGTCGGTACGGGCAGTGGCTAAATCACTGAAGGTCTTTGACTTGAGGTATTCCTCGGTAAGTCTTTGGATGTAGTTGTCCTCAGACGGTGATGGTTCTTGTCTAATAATTTTGGGCATTTGGTCCTCCTTGGTTGGTTTGTCAATATAACAGCGCAAATTACCAGTTTGGCATTTGCGTTGAGTTTAGTAGTCCGAGTTCTATCTCGTCGTTGGTCATGTCACCAATATCCTTGGCGGTAGTCCCCGAATAATCCCACCACCATACACCTTTGCGGAAGTATGGCAAGGTTTTAAAGAACTTCTTTGATGATTGTTTCCCAGCATCATCGTTATCCATTGCAATGATTACCTTGTCAGCAACCGACGCAAGAAGACTAATCTGTTTAATACTGACAGCCGCTCCAAAAGTTGCTAATGCTTGTGGCTTGTCAAAGACACTGGCAAAACGCACGACATCAAGTGGTGATTCAACCAGTATTGCTGTACCACCTTTGAAGCGTTCAATACCAAACAGGCTCTCGGATTTCTTGACACCAACTGGAAAGTTGCGTACCCAGTCCCGAGCCTTGGTCTGCCACCCCTGCAGATCACCAAACTGATTGACAATGGGAATAATCCAGGCGGCGCGCGATGTATCCCATCGGATACCATGACTTCGGGCTTGGTCGGGGTCAATCGCTCGTTTCCTGAGTTCTATTTCGGGTGCGGCACCAAACTTTGAAAATGAAATCCAATCAACTTCGGGTTTCTTTTTAACAACTTCTACATCAGAAGTAAGTCTTTCTAAGTTACGGTCAATCAAAAAGTGGTGAACAGCCATAATTGCGTCTGGTTCGCCAGTCAATTCTGAGACCAGCATGCTTAAGGTTCCGCGGGCACCGCATGAGAAACAAATCCATAGACCAGTCTCTGCGCTCATGCTCCATGACGGGGAACCATCATCGCGTCCCGTGACGCGCTTGTGCACGGGACAGCGTCCTGAGATTTCCTTACCCTCGGCACGACGAATGTCTACGCCAAGTGTTTTAAGGACATTCCCAAGATCAGTCAAATGCGTCTCCGACACCATAGCCATCCGCAGTCACCTCCGAGAAGTCCATGTTCTCCCAGTCCCACTTAATGTGTACTTCACCTGTGGGTGCAGAACGAGCCGCGACAACGCGAATGATTGCTTGGTCGTCTAAGTCAGGGTTGCGCTCAACGCCGAGTACTAGGTCTGCGTCTTGTACGAATGACGACGAGTAGCCGATTGCGTCG